AAGAACCCGCTGTGACCAGATATGAACTAGACACGATGTGTGTTTCTATTTTGTTCACATCACCCCATGAAATCACTGGAGTTTTTCGAAAATGGACTGTCTAAACGCCGCATTTAGGGAAGAAGGTGTCCAAAACGCTTCTTTTAATCGTGCGGTGTCGAACAGTTTTTCCGTTATTTTCCAGAGACTTATGGGGTTGGTCGAACGGGCGGTGTCGAATGTTCAACGGTTGTCGAACAGGGTAAACGTCGGGCGAAAGGGTTGAAATAAGGTACTCAAGTCGCCCGACGTTCACGTCGCGTAATTATCAAGTTATCCACAGGGCGTCAATGCCTCTCCGATCAAAACGGGATGCGGGTGGTTTGGCCTGAGGCGATCTCGGCCTCAACTATCATCAGCTCTCGCTCTGCGGCGTCACGTTCCTCCAAGGTCACTGCGTCGAACACAAGGTCCCGCAGCTCAGCCCGGAGGTCCGTGAGGCTCTCGTAGGTATCTGGGTCCCAGACGTCTACCGCGACACTCGTCTTTCTCATTGGATCAGTGCCACCACCTCATCGCCCCAGCCCGGGGCGAGGTGCATGTAGTTCTGCGTCGTGGTCAGGCTGGTGTGCCCAAGCAGATCCTTGATGTGCATCACGTTGGCACCGGCAGCAGCCAGACGGCTGGCCGTGGTGTGTCGCAGGGTGTGGAAGGTGACCGGCAGACCCACCTTCAGTGCCGCCCGCTGGATGTATCTTTGCACTGTGTATCTCTTGAAGTGAGACCACGATCCTTGGCGCTCCAGTATCTGTCGTGCCTCAGGGGTCAGCGGTACCCTACGCAGCTTAGACCCCTTGCCGACCACCCTCAGGACACCAACCGATCCGCCATCTGTGCTCTGCTGCTGCTGGATGTCATCAGCCGACACAGACAAGACCTCAGCCAGCCGCAGGCCGGTCAGGATCGTGAACCTGAACAGCACCCGGTAATTGTCGTTACACACCTTCAGAAGGCGGTCCTCATCCTCTGCGGTCAGGTAGAAGTCCTTCGTGTTGTTCACGGGCTCGTGGCGCATTCGGAAAGGCTTACACAGACCACGCTCAGCCCCTTCCTTGGCCATGACGTTGACCGCAGTGCGCAGGCCGTTGCGTGTCGCTGGCTTGAGGTGCTGGAGCTGATCGAGGACGTTGAGCACGGCATCCTTGGTAAACTTACTAGCCTCAAGGTCTGGTCCCAAGATCCGCATGAGGTGGCGGTGGTGGTTAGCCATGCTGTCTCGAGTGCCACCTGCGAGCTGACCATAGTGCGACCTAAGTGTGGTCTTGCTCAGGTATCGCAATGTTCGCTCACTGGTAACTGACGACGCTTCGGGAAGATAACCCAAACCTTGGCGCAGGGCCTCCTCACAAGCCGCCTCGTAGGCGATAGCGTCAGCCTCGGAGGAGAACTGCTTGGTGCGTCTAGTGCCCGTCAGCGGGTCTTTAAATGGCTTTGAGAGCCACTTGCCTGTGGGGGTGCCGTTACGTTTGACTTCAGATGCCATATTTTGGTCAGTCCTTTATTCAGAGTTCTAAGAGGAGGAGGATGACGCAGCGGTCAGGCAGTGGTGCTTGATCTTCATGGCCAAGTCTTCGGCGAACTGCGTGCCCTTCGGTGTGACTTTGATCATCCGGCGGCGGTAGTCACGTGGATCCGGCGTGAACTCGAGAAAGTTCTGGCCCTCAGGTCGCACGGGGATCGTGGGGTTGCCGTCGGCATCGTTTTTGTACTGTAAGTAGGCTTCAGGCCCCCAATACGAGACCATGCGAGATAGACCAGACTTCGACAGGTCGTAGTTCTTCTCGGCATAGTCTCGCAGGTCGTACATGTCGTCGATCTCCTCAACAATGACGTCCAGTAGGGCCATGAACCGGTTGATGGTCATCTGTTTGTCCATCAACACTAGGGGGCGAAGGATCTTGCGAACGAGGTCTAGCGCCTCTTTGTCGTCTTTCTTCATGGTGAGTGTCTCTCCCATTTACGAAGGCTCAGGCTCAGGTCGGTCTATCGGTCTCGGAGACCATAAACGCCTGAAGTGCCCGTGCGGTTGGGCTCACGTTGAGCCAAGGTGCGTAGTCGGTATTATAGACACGACGGACCACGTTGGGATCAAGTACATTCAGCATCTTTCCCTGATCCGCCTTCATTAGCTGACCTGCGTCAAGTGCGTGGGCTGCGTTCAATGCTATGACCTCAATCTCGGGCCACTGATCATCAAGGTAATGCCGTCCAAACTGGTGCTCGTAGTCGTGGAGCGCAGCCTCTAAAAGGTTTACTCCTTCGATCAGGTTGCTCTTGTTTCGCATGGTCACCTCTTGATGGTAGGTCCATTGGCGGTCGATCGAGAACGACCTCGGGATGATCTTGGCGCAGACTTGCACTAGGTTCGTGTACTGCTCTGATATCATATAGGAAAGAGTTGGAGCGTCGAAGAGGTTGGGGCCTCGGCGATATTGATCAGACATGGTGTCAGGTTTCCTTAGGTTTACGTGGGGGTGGGAACAAAAGAAGAACAGGACTAAGGTTATGGACGTTAGCGGTGGGATGGATGAGGCGCAACCCACTAGTGCTGTGGATTGTGCCTCAGCAAATTTTCGCACTACAAACTCGACAGTGCGGGTGGCGGTTTCATGGCAGCATCGGGGCCTTGAGCTGTTGCACTGGAGCTCAGGTAACGTGGGCGGGCTAATGGCGGACACTACGCCTACTATCATTATACTATCACCGGGCCGGTTGAGCTCTCGGGGCCTCCTGTGGCGATAGAAGGCATTCGATGGCTCAACCGGTGGTGGGTGCCTGAGGTATCCGAAAAGGTGCATCAGGGGGGCGGTGTCCCTCTTTCTCTCAGGCTAGGGGTGACCATGGCAGAGCCACGAGGGCGGCATATGCCACGAGGACCCATAGGGCTAGGGCGGTGCAGAGGATGGCGCTGGTCATGTTCTTAGATCCTTGTTTATCGAAGGTTGGGGAAGATTAATAGGCGGTGTAGTAGGTGGCGCTAGGGTGCTCTAGCCATGCCTTCACAAAGGCCTTTTGATCATGCGGAAAGTGACCATGCACCGCTGAGTGCTGCACCTGACCGTTTATCTCAGCGTCAAGGATTGCGATCCATTCCGGCAGGTCGGGGTGATCTTCACCGTACACCTTGCGAAGGTGGTCGCATTGCATCTCAAAGGCCTGTTTCTCACCCTGAGCATCAAAGGCGAATTGACCCTTCCAATGGCACCAGTCATGCCAAGCGCGGAAAGCATGGTTCACGTTTTCACAGTCGAATATGGTCGCGTCGCTGTGCCCGGCGTAGACCAGCATCCTGCCGGTCTTCTCTATATGGGCGTTCAATTTCTCCAGCGTATCCGGTGCCCCCGTCATGGCTGCATCAAAACCGGTTGGAAACAGGCGGCCAGCAATCGACAGGATTGCGACGTTAAGGGACTTCGACAGCGGCTCAGCGACAAAAAAGACAGAGCCGGGGGCCTTGGTGGTGCTGGTCATGGTGACCACCCCTTGGGGATCCCCGGTGAAATCAAAGGTTATCGCGTTCATGCCGCAGACCCCCCTTGAACTACTGGCTGTCTGCGATTGCGTAGGGCCATGGCAAGCTTGCGTTCACGCTTGGCGGCTAGAGCGGCCTTGCGGGTCCCTTGGAAGGCGGCACGGAAGTCTAGAGAGAACTTGCGGGCGGTTTGGATGTCGCGGGTCTTCATGGTGCTGGTATCCTGCTGGTGATGGGGAAGAGATAGGGAAGATAGGGGGCGCGAGGCCCCCTGAGGGTTGGTTAGTTAAAGGCTGTCCACGTAGACGCCTGCGAGGTGACGAAGGGTGTCCGAGAGAGGGTGGTACACCTTGGCAAGCTTGTTGCGCTTCCGAAGGTCACCCGCTTCCTGCGCTTCCCGCATTTCGTTGCGCAGGGCGGTGCGATGCTTGGCGGCTGCGCCAAGTACGGTAATGAGGTCTTTGGTGCTAATGAGCGCGGTGTTTTTCGTGGTCATGTCGGCGTGTCCTTGTGTTTCGCGTTGGTGATGGAGAAGAGATAGGGAAGATCGTAAGAAAACTACAGGGTAAATCACAGATGGGGAAAAACTTTTGTGGACATGTGACAAAAAAACCACACACAAATCCAGACATGAGCAAAATGCTCACGCTGAACCTGTGGTGGCTGATGATCCCCCGGAAAACAGGGGCAAACATAATCGAGATTATATGGACATGGCCCGCAACCTACTGAAAACGCTAGGCTTTTGGGTGCACTGTCGAATACTAGTGTTCGACGGACCCCCGAGCATAGACTAGGGGTTGCATGAGTGGCGCTAGGTTCGGGATTTGCGGGGGGTAGCGGGGGGAGACCGGGTCCATACGTATTATATAAGGCGCTCAGAAATTTCTGGCACTTTTGGATGACCCCTAAAACTTGAGGGAAGACCCATCGTGTAGCGTTAGACCACAGTCACCCAAGGTATGTCATTTCGTTACTAGTATGGTCTAGAGCTCTCCTACAGTCACCCAAGCACCCTCATGACTGACTGGATAGGTATTCCTGATGATGATGATCAACAGTTCACTCCAGTCACTCCAGTCACTCCAGTCACTCCAGTTCACTCAAATAACCTAGGTATCCTATCGTGTATCTATAGTTATACTATAGCTGAACCTAGGGCTCCCCCTATATATGACCATAATTAATTTTAGGTATCTCTTACGGTACCTCCTTAGATCATCATCCTCATGATCTACCCCCAAGTTAACTCACGGTCCTCCTTGAGGTGAACTCCAGCCAGCTTAGAGTAGTAGTCAGCAGCCAGCTCTTCCATACGTTCCTTGTGGTAGACCTCAGCTCCTCTTTCAGCATCCTGAGCCATAGCGTCACTCCAGTAGGCTAGAGCCATACTGAGGGCATCCAGTCTATCGTCGTGCCTGAGTGACCCACGATCTCTAGTCAGCCTCGTCATCTGGTAGATCAGGCTCTTAGCGTTACGTTTCTCTTGGTCGTACTTCTGGATGCTACGGTAGTCTTCCTCGATGACCTGCTTGTTCATGACCAGCCTGTGCTTAGCCATGAGTGGCTCGAGTGTATCAGCCATCCTGAGCTCCTTTTGGGTGCTATGGCGTACCTCTTCGATGGAGCAGGGGTGGATCTTATGGACCACCTCTTGGAACACCTTGGTAAACAGACCGTCACCGAAGTTGCTCTCACAGATGATCTTGTTGACCTTGTACTGCTTGGCCAAGACAGCCAGAGGGTTCAGTACGGTCTGTTCATCATATCCTCCTTGGAAGCCTCCACAGCGGAGGACATAATTATAGCCGTTAGAGTGGGCCACAATGGAGTAGCCAGTTTCGTCAGCGCCACGCCCTGAGGGGTCAACAGCCATAACGATGCCTTGGTAATCGGCAGTAACATCATGAAAACCAGCAGGTGCGTACATATAGTCGCCAGACATCGCCATATTCGGGAGATCATTGTGTAGGTGCTTCTTGTGCGGGAGCCAGTCCCACGTCATCGGGGCTTTCTCAGGGTCTAATTCGGTGATGATGAGGTCACGGACCTTCAGCGGGTATCGTTCTTCGTCGCTGAGGCTGGTGTTGAGCATGAATTGGAGCTGGAACCCGGCTTTACCGTAAGAAGCCTTACGTTCCAGAAGGTCATCTGCGTCAAACCGCTTGGGATCCGTAGGTTCCCCGGGTTTCAGCCCAAGATCCATGACGTATGGGCTTATGGTGTCTTCATATTTCTGGAGATCAGCGTCCTGTGGCATCTCTGCGGGCCACACACGCATCTCATAGCCACGCTCAGGCAGCTTGTTGTAGAGGCTATCCTCGTTCTGAGGGGTGCCTAGGTAGATGATACGGCTCTCAGGCAGGGGCTTGAGGATAGCGTCGAACTCTCGGACGCTTTCACTGAGTTTATCTCGAGCACCCTGCGTGTCACTGTTGTTCGCTACAGACACGTCGTCTGCGATCAAGACGTCGGCACGAGATCCCGTGAGCTGACCTGTGATACCGACGGACTTCACCGAGGGACTGTGGTCAGCGAGGGCAGGGCCTACGTCAAAACTGATATTGGACGAGCGTTGGTCTGGACCGGGCATCAGGTGCTGGCAGATATCCAGCTCACTGATGATCCGCTTGACGAACACTGAGAAGGCATCAGCACGATCTTTCGATGCTGAGACCACCATGATCTTCTTGTCAGGGTCGTTGAGGAGGAGCCACACCACGAAGGCTGAGGTTAGCCAAGATTTCCCTACGCCTCGGAAGGCTGCGATCACGGATCTCTTAGGGCCGTGCTGTAGGTACTCTGCGATGTCGTATTGAAGCGGTGTAGGCTCAGGGAGGTTCAGGTGACGCCAGAGGACGTAGGTGAACACTCGGAAGTCTTGTTTGATGCGCTGGAGGTTGCTGAGGGCCTGTACCTGTTCTTGGTCAGTTGAAGGTGTCTTTTGGGTCGTCAGGGTCTTTGTCTCCACCGTTCATATGGGTTGCAGCCCCTCCCATTGCTGAGCCGAACTCAGGCAGCAGACCACCAAGGGTCCCGAGCTGCGCTGATTTCTCAGGGGTGATCACGATGTTGTTGTCTCGGAGGAACTGGCGGATGGTGTTGAGCTCCGAAGGTGTAACGTCACCTGATTGGAGCTTGTCGATGAACGTCTGGGTCATCAGACGCTGTATGAGGTCGAGGTCATCT